CGGGATATTTCACACGCATGGCATCACAGTGTTCACTCCAACCACTTGCATCATGTGGATCTGGACGATTGTGATATACAGTGATCCACCATGTATAAAGTTCTTTGATTTCTCGGGCACGTTCTGCTTGACCTGTAGGCTTACCATATTCAGGATGATCCGATTCGCACCAATCGGTGTTAGTCAGTGTCATTGCCCAATCAAGATGATCTAGTCCAGCTTGAGGACTACGCCATGTTCTCCAACGAAACCAACCTGTAGCATAGAATGGAGGATTATATTTGGCACGATCTTCTTTACTGCCCCAAACAATTTGGCTCCATGCAGTTTCTATCTCAACAAAATCCACCAACTCATTGAATAGGCAAGGCAAAAAGCGGTTCCCCACGTCCTGCCATTGACCCGGCTTAATATCCCGGGGATGAGCGGTAAGACTATTAGTACGAGTAACCCAACGGTTGTTAATGTAGTATTTGATATCATATAGAGTCCTTACAGGCCATGTTACAAAATCTTGGATATGACCAAGTGCTTCCTCAGCCAACCAGTAGCGAAAATTGTGTTTTATTTGAGCCCGAGTTGTCCAGTCATCCCATTCTTCAGATGTACCAGCACCGAGTTTTTTAGTGCCGCGGATCCAATCTGCAAAAGGGGTGCAGGACCAGTAGTTAGTGTGATGTGCGATTATCGTTCTCCTTATAATATTCTACTATTATATATCATTTTAGGATATAAAACAAGAAGTTTGGTCAAATTATCTTGTGCCAATCTCAAACGTTTTTATTTTCTAATTCCCAAGTTAATTCATCCATCTTTACTTTTAGTTTAGGGTATATTTGACCCACGCTGATCAAGGTGCTATGTGCAGTCTTTGGGTCGAACCCGTAATTGAGATGTTGCATTAAATTCAAATGCGCCATTGCAACCAAATGCAAAGCCTGATCTGTCTCACGCTCGGCGATTTCTACTCTCTGCTTGGCCCATTCTTCGTGTGCTTTGTATTGCACTTCGTTCATTCTTTAACTCCATATTCTGCATAAAGATCATCCAGTGCCTGGCGCACTTGCTCACGAACAGGCAGGTACTTGAAAGGATGGATGGGCTGATAGGTCCATTCCATGCCGCCCCATACTCTACTGCCGTCTAGCAGTTTGCTCACATCAGCAAGCACCTGGAACCTAGGATCAGCCCACATCTTCTGCACTTGCGGATTCATTCTTCAACTCCAAAAATCATTTTAGTACTCCTTGATATGGGCTATTAAGCCACCTTGCATAGGTATCAGCATTATCAGCAATTTTATTCAATTCATATTTTCCAGCAAACTTCATCAAGTGAATACCAACTTGCGGGGTAGTAGTTCTACGAACACCTTCACGAATGTTTGTATCCACTGACAGTTTAATATCATCGGGTTGAGCGGTAAGATCAATTAATTTACGATTGCGTTCATAGTCGTCACGCACACGATGTTCCACACCATTATGGTCCTGCCAATGCTGCAATTGCATATTGTTCCACGCATAGCCTTGCTTAGTTCTATCAGCGTATGCCTCAATCAATCCAACTTTATTTTTGCTACCTTTCTCACGTACCCCGGGAAAAGCACTGAACACATTGTCGGTTGAATCTCCCCTCATGCATTTCCGGAATAGTATATATTGTGGATCCTCAAGTAGTTTAGGTTTCTTTTCTTTATTTAATACAGGCTTACCATTATCCTTCAGGTAGCCCTCAAGTGTAATTAATTCATTTGTAATACCGTTGTACTGTTTTACGTTTGGACCAATTAATTGTAGAAAGTCAGTATCGCTACTGATAATGAAATGTTCATCATCGGGATGCAAGTGAATGAACCTGGCAATCAAGTCATCAGCCTCAGCGTTTGGATCACGCAAGACACTTGTGTTTGTCTTCTCTTTGAGCCAGGTCGTGAAAGTTTCATATGTTTGCCAAAACATAGTGTTTTCTTCAACCTCTGCCTCTGTTTGAGACATTGTATCTACTACACGATTAGCTTTATAAGGCTTATAAAAGTCCTTACGCCACGACCTGCCCTCTGTGCAGACCACAACATGACCAATACCAAAACGTTTAACAACTTGATTAATACTTGCTAATGTAAGATGTAAGGCCATTGCTACTTTTTCTTCCGCAGTACTATTGCGTGATGCAATGTGACGGGCACGAAAGAATGTATTTGCGGTATCTATGAGGGCGTAACGATGTGTCATGTGTGTATTGTATACTGGAATTTAATAATAGTCAATTCTTATTTTTTTACAAATACCCATAAATCTTCATAATTTCCATTTCTAGTTTTCTTTGCTTGTCTTGTGCCCGAAATAGCACTCCATTGTACACGATAATGCTTATCCAAATCCATATGTTTCAGTACTATATCACGCATATCTTCACTAATAGTGACCATTTGTTTTTGTCTATTGATATAATTACTGATGACAAATCCAAACTTAGCATTAGGTTTCATTACCTTAACTGCTAATTTAACCGTTTCTTTCCAATATCCTTTCAACCAAGTTTGGTAGTCTGGAAAGTTATTAAAACTTTGTCCATCGCTTGGGTAAATTTCCAAGTCAAAATAAGGAGGGCTTAGTAATACTGCATCAACACTATTTTTATATTTTTTAACAAAGTTATGTTTTGCATCTAGTTCTTCACTAGGGCATAGATATAAATCAATTGTTTTTTCTTCTGATACAAAGATGCTATTTTCCTGATATGTTTTATATACAGTATGTAATAGATTACCATTTTCAACTACATCAGGTATTACATCAGTAGCAATGAAGTTTTTAAATTTACTATTATAGAATGCAATTTGATATGCATTCCAACCCATTACAGGTGCAAACAATGTATCACCAGTGAATACATTATCTAGTATACCTTTATATGTTGCTGGGTTAAAGATACTAGCACGATTAGCACCGATCATAAAGTCTAACCAGAATTGACTAGGGTCACCGTTGTACTTACATATATGATCAAAGAATGCAGGACCCACTAAACTATTTCTTACTTTGAAATCTTCAAACATTACCTTCAGTAAACCAAAAGTATATTCACTATCATTAGTGTATAGTTTCTTTGTATTATAGAAATTTACAAAGTTGATGTTCTTACAAATCTTACCATATTTGCTATTAGTTCTTCCTGCAAATATATCATTAGTTAGTATATTACTATTGGGTATATCAAAATAGTAATCTACTGATTCTTTTAGTTCACCATATCGTTTGAACCAAGACAATAATGTAGCGTTGGCATCTGTTACTAGAATTCTGTATAAAATTTGTTTATATAGATTTAACCGTTGCTTACGATCATCTTTTTTACTAACACGGTTAACAAAGGTATCAAGGTCACTTCGTACAACGAATGAACCAGAACGGTCCATTATATTTAGTACACAGATTTTATCACAAAACTGTTGAAATGTTACTTTAGGTAAATTGAATTGATTTAGGAAATCTTGTTCAGTAAAGATTAAATTTTTTGGCATATAGTATTATACTTTATAAAACGCAAGTTGTCAAACACTGCGGTCACGTATTTATGCTACACTCAATCTTTAAAAATATTACATCCATCAATAGTGAAGTTTTTAGTGAATTTAATATTATCTTGTATAAATTTTTCAGTAATCATAATAATGTCACGCTTTTTGTGACCTGTTTTTAGATACTTTTCTTTTTCTTCTTGTAGACGATTTATTACAATCTTGCAATTTTCTATAGAACCAATATCATAAATGCGTACCAAAGCAAGGTCATCTTTATTGCGAGCCGTAAAAATATATCGCGGATGTTCAATATCACCCATAGCATGAAATTGAAATGCAGCATCTTGTCCTGCACCTTTTCGTAGCTTACCAGTCTTGGTAAGTAGACCTTCTACTCGTGCAGCTTTTTGTTCAATCGTTCCCTTAGCATCTTTAGCATCTTCACCGTTGCGTGAGAAACTAACATTATAGGAACTTTCATATTGTTTAACTATTTGGTATATAGAAAGTGCGCTTAGTGCATCCGTGTCTAGTATATCAATTTTGTATTTACGATAGATTATTTCTCGTTCAGCAAAGATTCGAATCCTCGCTTCATTCATTTCCTGTAACACTTCAGCGTCAAAATATTTAGACATAAAAATTCCTTTGGTTAATTGAATAACAAGTTATTATATACTCAAATTTATTTAATGTCAACCTTTAGCTGACTTCTGTACGCCCATCACCCAAATCTTTAGTTCGTACATTACGATAGCTGTTTCTCTTATCTGGATCTCCCATTTCCTGATCAAACGTTTCCAGTACTGTCGCCCTACACAGTCCAATCCACCACCGATCAACTATATCATTATCAGTATCAGTAGTTTTTATTTTGTAACCTGCACGAATTAAGTTTAAAACAAATTTGTCATTGAAATCTAATTCTACAGAACCACTATTAATATCATCATGATCAATATCCATTTTAACAATGTTAACATATGGTTCTCCGTTGCTAGTGGCTAATTCTTTAGCACTTAAAATTTTCTCTTCTTTTTTTTCTTTTGGCTTTCTTTTTCTTTTTTCTTTTGGTATACTTG